TGTTGAAGTAATACAACATAGATATCTCTTTCCCAAGGCATCAAATTTTCTACTTCCCATAATGAATATTTATGATACTGAACCAAGGCAAAGTTAATTTTAAAATAATTCTCAAGGTCCATATGGGACATTGCTATGCGAAAAAACTTGATAACCCTTCTAATACTACAGTACTTTCTACTTTTGTTTTTGGATTTGTAACCTTAAGTTCGTGAGATAGTTTAGGCATTGTGGTAAAGAATCTTTCCACATCTTTAAACTGAACACTATTCATTTGACCTAAGAAGTCAATAAGTTCTTTTTTTGTAACATCAGAAGAAGACCAAACTTCTTCTGAATTATAAATCTTATCAATACAAGAAGCAATCAATTCAAAAGACTTATCAATATCCATTTCAGAATTGACATCAAAATTATTTTTAATAAACTCATCCAATGAAGGATACTTCATCTCCATAATCAAAGTATCATCAAGTTTAATCTTATTGGTATGACCCCTTTCTTTGGTGACTTTAATATCATCAATTGCAATCTTTACAGGAATGTTAGTTTTCCCATCATCAGGAGCAATGATACTAACTTCAATTTCCTCCCCAACAGACTTGCCACGAATGTTTAAAAACAAATACTCAATATCAAAAGTTGGAAGAGTCTCTACTTTAATTCCTCTTGTCTGAATACAGCTTTTCAGAACTGCTTTAATTGCATTAGAGATTTCTTTATTGCTTTCTGATTCTAATGCAAGAACAAGAAGTTTTTCTTCCTTAACGAGGAATGGTCTATACTTAATTGTTTTTCCAGTTGATGGCAACTCAAGTTCATATGATGGAGTTGAAATTGTAGGTAAAGGCATAATGTCCTATAAGTGGTTCAGTAATGATATTTATTATGCAATATCTCGTGAGAAATTTGTAGAATCTTGAAGTCTGTCTCCAGGTCCTTGCTGCTGATTGAAATTTCTACCATCTATACCATTGTTATAATACTCTGGAAATCTTGTATTAATAAGTTTTTCAACACTACTAGGATCAAAGAAACTCTTCTTATTAAACTTTTTAGAATTTAATTCTACAACACCAGGAGATCTTGGATCTTCTTTTGGTCTAGGTTTATTTGCAAATTTTCGTTCTCTTACATATCTGATATATGAAAAAGATACATCATATTTTAAAAGATCACTTTGTTGATAAGTAATTGGGGTTGATGTTACTGTTACTGGAAATGCTTTAACAAAAGTGTACTCCAAATAACTTCCAATATCTTTTTCATACTTTACCAAATACATATTGCACTTATATTTTGAAGGGTAATTCATTCTATATGGAGTGTCTGGATTTTCATAATCTCCCCTAGAAAAAGTGCTTCCTAAACCAGAAGCATAATCAATCCAACTATCAAAATATTCTACTACATCATAATTTCTGTCAACATAAAATGAAAGATTAAGAGTCTCATCATATATTCTACGATAAGCCATCTTCTCAGTCACACCATGATAATCATTGGTTGCTTCATGAGTAGCTAGAGATGTTCCGGGTAAAGTTGCTTCGGAACATAATAGTTCTATATCAGAAACATTTTCTCTAGTAACTCCACGCTGAGAAATAAAAGAAGAGACAGCAGGCGGAACTTCAAACCTAACATGGTAAATTGAAGTTTGTGCTATGTTAAGAAATTTACTTTTTAGATCACTTAGAGAATAATAACTTGGACTTCCTGGTGCTCCCATTTATAAATACATTGACCTTATATATTATGTAGTAGAGTTATGGCAGAAAGTTTAAAATCAAAATATAAACCTTCTAATCCAGAAAAATATAAGGGAAACTATAATAATATTATCTGTAGAAGTAGTTGGGAAAGAAAGTTTTGTAGATGGTGTGACTTAAATGAAAATGTAATCTCTTGGGGTTCTGAAGAATTTTTCATTCCATATGTTTCTCCAATAGATAATAAAGTCCATAGATATTATCCAGACTTTATTATTCAGGTGAAAGAATCTAATGGAAAAAATAAAACTTACTTAATAGAAGTTAAACCAAAAAAACAAACTCTACCGCCAGTTAAAAAATCTAAAGTTACTAAAAACTTTATTTACGAAACAAAGACTTATGCGGTAAATCAAGCGAAGTGGAAAGCAGCAAAAGAATGGTGTGATGATAGACTCATCGAATTTAAAATTATCACAGAAGATGAACTGGGAATTGGATAATAAATAGTTAAAAAAATATCTAATGTCAAAGATAGATACCTCATATTTGAATGGGGAAATAGTAAAAATTGAAACTAATGGTGACGAACCCATACCGCCACCACCAAAGGTAAGTCTAACTAATAAAGAAACTCAAACTGATGTTGAAGCAGGTGCTTGGAATAATAATACCAAAGCATATATTCCATTTACAGATGCTGCAAATTTGAATTTGTCCAATGGACAGACATTCTCTGAGTATCTTTTTACCGAAAGAAAAGGTTTACAAGATATTACTAAAGGAATTATTGGCAATCTTGGAACTGATACAATAAGAAGATATAGTGAGGCAGGTTCATTTTCTGCATCTTTTACTGATCCATCTATTCAACAATTTGCTTCAGCAGGTTCAGATTTCGGTTCTGAAGGAAATACCGAGGCTGCATTGTCTTCTGCAACAGCAGCAGAAGAATTAAGTCCTTCCGGACTCACAAGCAAAGAAGGAGGCATTCTTAGATATCCAGTTTCAAATTCGGAAAAAAATAAATTTGATTATTTTTCGATAACAGAACTTGAGTATGTTCCTCCAGGAGTTTCTGATGCACGTTCAAGTTCTATTACAGCAACTCCAGCAAAAGAAAGATTGACAAAAAGAGGATCTACAGTAATTTTACCAATGCATCCTGGAATATCAGATTCCAATAGTGTTGGGTGGGGAGACGATAGTTTAAATCCTATCCAAGGAGCACTAGGAATGGTCGCTGCCAATGCTATAGGAAACATAGCAAACTCGCAAAGTGCTGGAGATGTGGGAAATGCGGCAAAAACTCTTATTGAAGAAGGTTTTGATATAGTAAGCAAGGTTACAGATGACGCCGAACTTTTGAATTTTATAAAATATTATTTTGCAGGACAAGCTGTTGGGGCAAACCTTACATCTAGACAAGGTGGAGTTGTTGTAAACCCAAATTTAGAACTTCTTTTTACTGGACCAAACTTAAGGTCCTTTAACTACAGTTACAAACTAATACCAAGAGATGATAAAGAGTCTAAAGAAATAAAACTGATAATAAGATTTTTCAAAAAAGCAATGGCTGCGGTCAAATCCAAAAGTGGTTTGTTCTTAAAAACTCCTAGTGTTTTTGAATTAAAGTACATATATGGAAAAACTAATGACCAACATCCATTCTTAAATAAGATAAAACCTTGTGCACTGACATCATTTAATGTAGATTATACTCCAGACGGAAGTTATATGACATACAATGATGATGGTTCTATGACATCTTATAACATAAGCATGTCTTTTAACGAATTAGAACCCATCTACAGAGAAGATTATGATGAGGACAATGTTCTAGACAGCATGGGATACTAAAAATGGCAACACCATATTTCAGACAACTACCAAACTTTGATTATGTAACTAGAAGTTCTAGTGCAGAAAATATATCTCAATATACAGAAGCAAAAAACTTATTCAGAAGGGCAAAATTAAGACCCGATATTGCTGATAACATACTCTTCTTTACCAAATATACAATCATTGGAGACGAAAGACCGGATAACATTGCATTCAAATTTTATGAGGATGAAACTTTAGACTGGGTTATTTTACTTTCAAATAATATATTAAATGTACAATCGGAATGGCCTCTTACTCAGAGAAGTTTTGAAAATGTGATGCTAGAAAAATATGGAAATTATGAAGTGTTTTATAATGGAATTCATCATTATGAAACTAAAGAAGTTACTAATAGTTCCGGAAAAACTTTAATAAAGTCTGGATTAAGAATATCTAATGAGTGGCAAACTGGAGGTGGTTTTATTAGAAAGGAAAATGATAATGGAGATGTGACATATTCGTATGAGTATTATGAACCACAAATCTCAAGTACGGTAGAAGTTTCTTTAAATGACTTAGTAAATCCAATAACAAATTATGAATATGAAGAAAGAATTGAAAATGAAAAAAGAAATATATTTGTACTAAAACCCCAATATTTGAATATCATATTCAATGACCTTGATGAAATAATGACATACAAAAAAGGTTCGGAACAGTATGTGTCCCAAACCTTACAGAGAGGCGATAATATTCGCCTTTATAATTGATCAATCGTCAACAAGTTTCTGGAAATAAGAGATTGCATCGTCTTCATCTTCATCAGAATTTGAAGAAAGATTGTTGAGTTGCTTACTGAGAGTTTCAGGAAGTTCACTCTCCTCACGACGCGAATTAAAGTTAGGAGTGTAGGAACCGCGATCGTTATCCTCGTCATCAACTTCTTCGTCAATGCGAGGGCGAGCAG